GGCCTGAGGGCCGCCGTACGCTCATGCTTTGGATCACTAACCGAGATCCAAGAGTTGTCAGTCAAGACGGTTCAAAAGATCGAGCGACGTTGTTGCTCAGTCTGCGAGCCGTCTTTCCTGGCATTAAAAGACGATTGGTCAAGAGCCCGGTATGAGCCAGTCACCGTTGATAGCGAGCATCTGAAACGTTTCAGAAGCGTTGTCAAGCAAATTGTTGGTGTAGGCTGGGATCGCCGGCGCAGGCCGTTTATTCCGAACGGTCATGCGACATTGTCGAATGGGCGAAGGACGGGCGGTAATTGGAATCGCGAGGATTTCTCCGAGCAATGCCAGAGCGAATTAGTCTTCAGCTCTGGCAAGCCTCGGGTAATAACCAAATATTCCTCTTTCAATACGTCTGTTCTTGGCGAACTTCATTATTCGCTCTATGAGACTTTGTCAAGGCAAGGATGGTTGCTTACCGGGGACCCGACGGGTAAGCGTGTGAGTCACCTAACAGGTGCGGACTATTTGTCGTTTGATTATAAATCGGCGACAGATAACATTAAGGCCGAATATGTCCGTACTGCTGTTGAGGCGCTCATCGAGTTAGCAACAGATCTATCCTACGATGAGATCCGGTGCCTCCGGGTACTGGGTGAGCTTCGTGTAGATGGGGATGATCGCGTGGCAACACGCGGTCAACCTATGGGGAGTGTAATGAGCTTTCCATTGTTGTGTGTCATTAATAAGGCCGTTGTTGAATTATCAATGAACAGACTCATCGGGGAGAAGAAGGTAACTTTTACTGAGTGGAAATCCCATCCGCTCCTGATTAACGGTGACGATCTTTTGATCCGTGAAGTCAGAAAAAATACCGATCTTCGAGGTCTTATAATCGCCGAAGGGAAGGAAGTCGGCCTCGTCGTCAACGAGGAGAAGACAATGGTTTCCTCAGATAAAGCCGAGATTAACTCGACTCTCTTCGTTAATGGTTATAAGAAGGATAAGTATAATGCTTCGGCGTTATGGATGGATTCTGATGTCGGTGATGTGCTAGGGGTAGCGCATCAAGCCACCAAGAACCCACGAGAGTTCCGTCGTATTGTTCGCAAGAATACTCATATTCTTGCAAAGCAACCTGAAAAACGGCTTAATTGTCTGCCAAGGCGGATGATATTAGCTTGTAAAGGAGACCGAAAGATCGTGGCGGCACTGACCAGCAAGCCGCTTGAGAAGCGAATGATTGAACGTGGGACTATCCCGATGGTCGAGCGACCGCCGGATTATCACATTAGTAGAGATGATGCTTTA